TAGAAGAATTGTAGCGACCAACTCTACTACCATCAATTGGTACTTTAAATGCCCGATTGTTTTTAGCAAATTGAATATATGGCTTGAAATTTTTCATAAACCTCACCCCCTATTTTTAGGACTGAAGAAAGCATACTGTTTTAACTTTTTCTTCCGTTTTTTAAAAATTTCTTTATCTTCGTAGTATTTAATTCGGTATAAAGAATATTCCAATGCGCTAAAACGGTCTTTTTCAATAGAGCGTGAAATTCGTTCTACTTTATATTTATTTTCTACTCCTGTGGGCTTCAGCCGCAGATTGTTAAGTTCATCCATAAGGCGAGAAGTCATTTCATATGGGAGTAAGAAAACGCGCCTATCATAGGCAGACATTTTTTGCCCTTTCTTGGTTTTCATTAATTTATCCTTTACAATGCGCTCATGCGCCAAAAATGATACAGAGCCAGTATTTATGGCGGTAAGGAACGCCGCATGGATAGCATCTTCATTTGATGCGCCAGCCTTAATATCATAGAGAATAGCATTGTAGGCCGGAATTGGCTCATCCTATTCTATTTTAAGCTCTGGCGGCAAATGGTTTTCATTATTGAAGGTATAATAGGCGGGATATTGTTCGCCGGTATTTTTATCATAAGATGGAACCGCCATTGCGTCCATTAAACCAATGCCGGGGCCGTTGCCGTCAATTACGACTTCACGCGGATTGTAAAGCTAAATTAATTTTTTAATACGAGGTGCCTAATCTGTAATGTAGTTGGCGCCATTAATAACTTCGGTATAAACTACGCTTTTTCTATAGCGCTAATCATTTGGATAAACTTTAATAACCATGATGGCAGTATTCGCGCTATAGCGGCCAACGTCAACACCAATTTCATACCAAGCATCTGGGCATGTGTCGCTATAGTAAGCGTGGCGTTCGCATTTAAGCAATGAACGATGCTTATTTAGGCGGCGTGAGTCAAGCCAAGCATCAGAACTATTGCCACTCCAGATGGATAAAGATTCTCGCGCAAATGACTCTTCGCTTACAGTGTTGGAATAGCGTTGGTCCATTAAGGTTGCTTTATCTAGAAGCCCATAATGTAGGGGGACTTCATAGGACAAGCCCCAAGAAAAATACTCCTTCGGACGCAATACTGCGTTTACTGTTATTTCTATTAATTTCTAGTACATAAAGACAGTACGTTCTGCCGCAGTAGTAATGAAAATCTGAGAGGCAGATGGTTCTTCTGGATTAAGGGTGCCATCAACTTCACGGCGCGCAATATTCATTTGCGGCCATAGGACTTCGTTAAAGGCGACTTCTTCAATAAGTGCCGCTTCTTCCAATATAGCGGAGGTTGCGCGCAAACCACGGGAAGTATCTTTAGAAACAACAGTAATAACGGACTTATTCTTTAGCCGAATTTCATAGTAATTGCCGCTAGATTTGATGCCAGTTTTGCCATCTTCCGTGCGGGTTGCCAATTCCTTTTCTAGGAGAGGCCAATGCCTAAAAATTTCCGCAAATTTCGCTTCTGCGATTTTAATAACCGTGCCTTTTACGTCAGAAGCAATCATAATTGTGGAGCCGGGCAACAATACCGCTTTAACAATCGCGCCAAGGTATGCCGTAAATGATTTAGATGTAGCACGCGTTGCGGTCCAAAACGTATAACGATAGCGCATTGCGGCGCGAAGTTCTATGCGCTAAAAAGGCATTAAGTGAAAGTGCTAAGCGTCTGTTCTGTCCTATATCATGTCTAACCAAAGGTCAGGATATAGTATCCATAAATTAAGATACTTAGTAAACAATTCTTGATTGCTGTCTAAAAAATCTTTAGTGAGGATGACGCCTTTTTCAATTGGGATGCCGTCGCGCATTAGGGACTCCTATTGAAATTCACTCATCCTACTCCCCTCCCTATAGCTCGGCGGCAAGTTCGCTATCGCCTTCATATTCAATGTCGGCGGTTTCGTCAAACTCAACCTTTTCATTTTCAATTTCTTCAAGGCGTTCAGTCATATTATACTTTGCGCGCTTATCTTCAACTTGTTCCGCAAAGTTGCCTTCATTGCGGACCAACCGCTACAAATAATTCTGAATATTTTCCATCATAAAGTCAATGGAATCTTGCGGCTCAGTATGATAATTTGGGTGCCATCCTTTCTTTCCATAATATACCATAAGTTCGCCAACTGACTCAAAGTCCGCCGCGGACTTCGCATTAGATGCCTCAAAGTGGTAGGTTTTAACAATGTCGTCCGCCTACTTCATCATCTTAGAAACATCAATGTTTTCGCGCAGCCCCTACTTAATATGCCACTGAAGCTCACAAAAGTCGCGCGCCTTTTCCTAAAGAATTGGAGTGGAAACATTTTGCGTTGCTACAATTTTATTGTAAAAGTCCTCAAGCCAAAGAAGTTCATCGGCCTTATAGGTTGGGCCCCATACCTTCTTCAGGTGCTTCATTTTCGCTTCTGAAATTGCTTTAATCTCATCATCAATGGTGCCTTCTTTTCGCGCCAATTCCCATCGCGCGTTCTCTTCTTGCCAGGTTAATGCCGCATAATGGTCATCGTATAGGAGATTGAAGTACGCGGTAAAGGTATGGTCTTTGTATTGGGCGTAAAGTTGCGTCCATTTGTTAAGGTCCAGCGGTAAATCCAACCAGCGCATTACGCGGTCAACTTCGCCAAGATTATCTTGTGGGGTAGTTGCCTCAAGGCATGAAGTACAGATGTAGGAGCGATGGCCGGGAAAGAAGCGCGATGGTGTATATTGATAGGCTTCTAGCGGCTTATCTACCTTACACCTATAGCATCGCTTGGTCTTTTTTTCTTCCGTCATACTCATTCTATTCCCCCCTCTTTATGCGGCGTTTGCGCTCGCAATCTCGGCAATAGGATTGAAAACCATCCTTGCGGCCGGCGTTTTTTGTATAGAATAGGGCATGGCGCGGTAGGGCTTGGCCGCAACCCTTACATACTTTTAGTTCGGATTTCGGGGTCTCGCACAGGATACGATGCTTTGCGGCGGTTCGCGCAATTTCTTTTGGGATATCGTTTGCGATGAGGGTGCTAAGGTAGTAGGCGTTGTAGGTAAAGCCAAATTCTTCCTACAGCTCTTGGCATATTTGTTCGCGCGGCATTTGGTCCATTACTTTATAAACAATGGCGCGGCGAATTGGGGATAGTGGGGTCATTTCTACATAGCGCTCAAGGTCCCAAATAAGGGTGCGCCCATATGTATTTAATTTGTCCTTAAGCTATTCGCGCAACGGCAAATAATTATTCATAAGAGCGTAAATATGCTTGTAGTTTTCCCAGTCAAAATTATGGCGGCATACAATCCAGCGCACTTCTAGATGCGGGGGTTCGCCGCGTGTTTCATAGTCCTCAAGGCGCTTTGAAATTGTATGGGTGTAGGAGTGGGTAACGCGATATTCCCATTCCTCATATGGTATCCAGTAGGCGGATTCTCCGTCCCATTCGTAGAATTGGGGCTTGGGGTGGTCTAGCGCCTAAAAGCGCAATTGCGGCTTATATACATCCTTTAGGTAGTATTGTGTCCTCTTCATATCTACCAAATTATGTTTAAGGCGGTAGAGGCGATAGTCATCCTCAAACATAAGAAAGCCTTCCTCTGGCGGCAACTTGCCCGATAACATCTGAACCCACTTGTCTAGGTGGTCTAGGCGCTCCCAAAGTTCTACCATACCGGGGATGTCGGCGTCTCCGATATCAATTAGTTCGCCAGTTTTTTTATCGTACTTGGGGCGCTATATGGTAGGAACGGATTTCTTGTAAATGTCGCGCTTGTAGGCACTACGGAATTCTTGTTCGTCGGTAGCGGGATTTTCAAGTATTTCATCTAGCGAAAGAACATAATCGTCGGAGGTTTTAAATGTGTTGTAGCGCTTGGAGTTATTATATACTTCTCCGCGCTTTAAAGAGGACAGTCCGTTTTCGTCCTTGCCGTATAATATGTAGGTGGCCATTTGTTCTAAATCTTGCGGCGAAGGGTCGTTGGGTAAAGTATCTAGAATACCTTTTACCAATTCCAAACGGTCGGTGTCTCTTTCTATGTTATAATCTAATGAATATGCTTTTTTCATTTGATTGCAACACCTCCTTTATTTTAATTGTATCATATCGGGTAATGGGTTGTCAAGTGTTTGAGTTAATAAGTTTTATTTTTTAAGGTTCGTTTTTAAAAAAGTTGGTGGAATTTGGGGAGGGCATGCCCCGAGTTATCCACAGGTTTATCCACAGCCTGAAAATATCCCCCGGGTTGTGGATAACTTTATCCACAGGTTTATCCACAGGGCTGTGGATAAAGTTTTCCACAGGTTTTCCACAGAATTATCCACAGGCTTGTGGATAATTTTATCCACAACTTTATCCACAGTTAGTTATGACTAACTAACCGCCCGAGTTAGTGATAACTAACACAATTTTATGCCGGGATAATAGTTATATTATTATCAATAAAAAGATGATAAATTTATCCGCACTTTAGCGCGGTGAAGTGTTAAAAGGCAGCGTCTTAAATGATTATATTTGTATCATTATTATTATTTGTCTTATATAGGATAAAACGCATAAAAATTTTTTTCAAAAAAAATCAAAAAAGTGCTTGACATCTAAAACAGAAAGAGTATAATGTAGACATACCGAGACGGGCAGCCGGCGATGATATGAGCAGGCCGATGCGGTGAAGATAAGACTATAACTATTATAAGGGGGACACAATCATGAAGCGTTCTGAGTATCTTGAAAAACTTTCCAACTATGAAAAAGAGCTTGCCCGGCAGGATAGCAAGCACAGCACAGGAAGCACGGGAAAGCTGATGGATGTAATCGTCCGTGACTATATCCTTGTTCGCGGCATCACTCGGGCGAATGATGTCCGTTGTCGCAAGCTCGGTAGCAATGATGTAAGCCGGAAGGGCATCGGCGCAATCGAGATTAAAACGGGTTCCGGCGCTGTTGCCTATGGCGAAGGCTTTACAGCTGACGATTGTACAGCTGAAAATGTCTTGCCCGGTGTAGCGCTTGTGTGTTGGGCGCCGTTCTCAAAATTCCTGAGCAAGGACAATTTCCAGTCAATGATGTGGGTGTTCACTCGTGAACAGTTCATTGAAACGCTGGAAATTATCGGCAAGAAGGGGCTGAAAAGTTCCTTGAAAGTCAGCAAGGGCGGCGCTCAGCTGAACATCCAGACCATCACGCCTAGGATGGAAGACAGGTTGTGGGAAGTGCTGGAAAACATGCCGACACTGGAAGAATACTTCCAGAAGTAAGACAAACCGGGAAGGGGCGCAAGCCCCTTCCCAACGAAAAGGAAAGGGGAAAAGAACAATGAAGTATTATATTCACAATTGCGAGAACACGCACACGATGGAAGTCAGCGCGGAACTTGTAAAGCGCATTATTGAAAATCCTGCTTGGTTCGTGAACCAGTGCGGACGGGACTATGATGCGGAAAGCCCCAATGGAAAGCTGTTCTGTATCATGGTCAGAGAAAAAGCTGTAAGCTTTGGAAACAATGGTTTCGACTGGACCGAATACACAACATGGATGTAATGGGAAGGGCACAAGCCCTTCCCTATGGAAGGAGAATAGTTATGAAAGAATACGCAAAAATCACCATCTGTGAAAACATCGCTACTGTTCACAGCTTTATTGGCTTTACAGCTGACTGGGACGAAATTATTGTCCCGGTTGACAGAGAAGCTGTAAAAGCACTGAAAGCACAGGGCTATACAATTGAGTATACATCCGACGATATTTAAGAGGCGATAATAAGCCTCTTTTATATATGTTATACTCATATACATATATTTTTATAAACATAATAAAATATATTATTTATTATAATAGTTATAAAAATATACTTTTATTTTTTAGATGTATCACATCTAAAAACTTGCCTTGACATGTCTAGGAAAAGGCGTATAATATAGGTGTTCTTGATGAACACAACTAACAGAAAGAAGGAAATAATGATGATGAAAATGTACGCAATGATAAAAAAGAATATTTATACTATTATCAATAAGATGACCGCAGTATGGAATATGCGGGAAGCTGAGGAAGTGTATATGAATGCACTTGAAATTGTATAATAATGATTATACTGCCATATCTAATGGCAGTGTATTTTTTTAGATGTAAGACATCTAAAATCTTCTCTTGCTTTTTCTGCCATAGTGTAGTATACTATACACATCAGAGGAACGGAGGTTCAAACCATGATTAACATTCGGACCATGCGGAAACTGGGCAACAACGATGGGCTTACACTGAAGAACGGACGTATTGTGTCATATAAGAGCGGCTACCAGGTAGCCGACTATGGCATGGAAGCTGCTACACCGGAAGCTGCTATGCAAGCTGTAAAGCTGTACGAGGGAAGCTGCGGCATCTGGTATAGTGAAGGTATTTATTATATTGACCATAGTTTCCGTATTAGCACAAAGAAAGAAGCGCTTCGTATTGGGCGCGAATATAAACAGATTAGTATTCTCAAATGGTCTACGATGGAATTGGTGTATTGCTAAGCAATACACCGGTTTCCCTTCTTATAGTTTTAGATGTAAAACATCTAAAAAGAGGCATTGTAATATTTTTAAAAAATGTTATAATATATTTGTCCAAAGGACAGAAAGGAAGTAATCATTATGAAAAAAGTTATTCTTATTGCTCTACTGCTAATCACTGTTCTAATGATGACAGGTTGTTCTCTTGGAAATCGTCAAATTGGTCTTGACTTTAAACAAAGCTTTGATGAAGCAATCATTATTTTACATAACGGTGAAATGATTGAAGGTAAAATTGACAGTTGGCGCGACTTTGACGAATCGGATGTTGTGCAGGTTACCATTGAAGGCATAACATATTTAACACATTATTCTAATGTAATTCTAATGCGATATGATAATCAACATTAAATATTAATATATAAAGGTTGAGTATATCAACCTTTATATTTTTGTTTCAATTTTATTTTTTCGTTTTTTAGATGTAAAACATCTAAAAATAAAACTTGCTTTTTTCCCTAAAAGGAGTATAATACACTTGTCCGAAGGGACAAGAAAGGAAGGAATTACAAAATGAAAAACTATTACTGGATGCACAAAGAAAACGGATACATCATTCCCGAAACCGAACTCTATGCCGATGCCGAAGAAAATGGTTATGATGATATCACTGACCCTTGTTCCGTAGAATACGGCAATTTCAATCTCTATTACACTAAGACGAATTTGACGGCGGAATAATCCGCCGTCCCGAAAGGGGATATATTATGATTATCTTTGAAGAAATGATGTTTAGCGAAAATAGTATAACTTTCGCCAAAGTGGTTGATAATTTCAATTCAAAAAAAGAATATTATAATTCTACTTTAGTAATTTATTTAGTTCCCGGAACCTATATCCATAATCGCATTGATATCGATTATTCTTCGCATAAAACCGCAATTTCAAAATTAAACGAACTTAAAGATACAATCAATTTGCGTCAGCGGCTTTTCCCACAACCAAAAACAACGGGCACATAACCCGTTGTATTTCATTTTAATTTTAGATGTGTTACATCTAAAAATAAAAGTTGACACAAATCCCAAAATGGTGTATTATATAGTTGTTCCAAGGGAACACAAAAAGAAAGGAAGTAAGAACGATGAAGAAGCGCTACCGTATTGTAAGTATCGAATGGAACATCATTATTGAAGACGGGTTCAAAACCATTAGTGCCGCGGCGGCATGGGTAGAGGACAACGCGCACTTTGGCGGAATTTGGTCCGGCGGTTGGGATATCGTTGAGTATTATGAATAATTCCATAGGTCCCGAAACGGGACCTATTATTTCGTTTTAATTTTAGATGTAATACATCTAAAAACTACTATTGACATTTTTCCCGAATGGCAGTATACTATAGATGTTCCAAGGGGAACGAAATAAAAGAAAGAAGGATTGAAACATGAATTACACTGTATCGCTTAACAATGGCCACAAGTATGCAAGCACCTACGTTCGTACCTTTGAAGATGGCACTGTCCAGCTGGTAAGCTACACCACTACCGTTATTGAGATTGACCCGGAAGGCTGGATGACCGTCAATGGATTGTACAGCATGACAACTATCAAACATATTGGTTGGTTCATGCGCGAGCGCGGCATGACTTACCAGTTGGCAAAAAAGATTTATAATGATAATGTCAAGTATAATATTTATACTGGTGAAATTGAATGATAAAAGGGGAATTTTCCCCTTTTATATTTTTTAGATGTAATACATCTAAAAATAATATTTGACTTTTTTTCAAATTGGAGTATAATATAGTTGTTCCTAAGAGGGACACGAAAGGAGAAACGGCAATGAAGTATAATACTTATATGAGTGTAATGATTACCTATTTCGAAGACAAGCCTTCTATCTCTTGCGCTACTATCTACGTATGCGTAGAGGACTGCAAGCTGGAACTTGCTAACACTGTGTCCGTAAAGGAAGCTGAAGAAGAACTCGCCAAGCTGGAAGAAAGGCTGGGGCGGAAAGCACAGCGCACTATTAATCCTATTAATAATAGAATTTCATATGTAGAACTCCATGGATATTTGGATTAATAAATAAAGGGAGAAATCCCTTTATTTCATTATAATTTTTAGATGTAAAACATCTAAAAATTACTCTTTACAATTTTCCCATTTCATGATATACTTACATCATCAAAAGGAGGTATGAACCATGACAACAATGACTTATCACTGTGAAGTACAGAGAGCGAACCGAGTACAGCATATCATCAATGATATCGGTTTGGGGCAGGTTGTGCGCGAAAAGTATCAGAACGGCGTTTATCTGTGTATCACCGACACTGGTATTACGCTGGTAAAAACAGAGGACAAGCTGAAAGTGATTACAATGTATGTAACTACCTTCCGTGAGCTGGTAGCTGTATACAATGGAACAAAGAAAATTCCGCCCTATCTGCGTAAACGTGTTGACCGCAATCAGTCGTTGTTTACTGAAAACGGAAAAACAATTTGGAAGTAAATTCCACGGGATAATATCCCGTGTATAATTTTTAGATGTATTACATCTAAAATAAATGTTTGACAAAAATTAAAATCTGAGTATAATATAACCATCACCTCACGAAAGGAAGTAAGATTATGAAACCCGAAAAGAAACTGAGTGAAATCGTTAACCCCGTGTCCGCTGTTGTGTCTTTTGATACCGATGACCTCTCCATTGAAGAGCTTGACCAGATTATTACTGGTCTGCGTAAGATTCGTGCGCGCAAGCATCGTGCGCAGGAGCTGAATAACCAGTTTAACGAGCTGCTGGCGGAAGCACGCGAGCTGCATCTGGGCGTTTATGGGCTGGAAAACTACGACGGTACGCTGATGGAAATCATGGTTCAGTAAGCAAGCTGGGTTTCCCAGCTTCTTCCATTTTAGATGTAATACATCTAAAATATTCTCTTGCTTTTTCTATTAAAGTATGATATCATTAACACAGTTCCAAGAGGAACAGAGGAGGAACTAAAATGAGAGATAGTAAGGCCGGAACTTATAACGGTGAACTCACCTATTGCCCCGTGAACGGTTGGGATTGCCCCTACTGCGATAAGAATGGCGTATGCCATGTTGATGACCCTTGCGAGGACTGTGATGACTGGCTTAGTGTATGGACAAGCTGGGAAGAATGGGAACAAGCTGATGCGCCCAGCGATGAGAAAGAAGATTTCTCAGAAGAAGAAATTGAATGGGCCAAGGGACACTTTGGATACGAAGAACCAGAATACGATATTGAAATGGGATTTGACCCGTATGCAGGTTGCTATACTGATGACTGTTAAAGTTGGCATACGCGCCAACTTTATATTTTTTAGATGTTATACATCTAAATAAATATTTGACTTTTACTTAAATTGTGTTATAATTATCTTGTCAATAAGGAAAGGAGCAATTGAGTATGAGTAAAGTTGTATATGTTCTGTCCTATCAGGGTGAACCCGACCATGTTTATACTTCTATTGAACCCATTCGTCAGCAGTGCCATAAGTATATGAATGACCATTATTATTCTGAAGAACGAGACTTTCTCTACTGGACAGAAGACCGCGAATATGCGGAAGATGAACGGGAACAGGCATGGGACGATTATGTTGAATGGATTCTTGACTACGGCGAATGGGGCGAATACAGTTGGATTGAAGCGCCACTTGATTGATAAGAAGGAGCAGTTGAAAATGAAAAAGACCAAGAAAACCAAAACTTGGGTAGAAGTATTCCAGAGCGAGCGTAAAACTTGGGGCAATGTAAATCCTGCGACTAAAGTTATTCCAGACAAGCGTTTTAAGAAACCGAAATATAAGAATAACTATGATGAATAAAGGAGAGATGTATATGATTACTCGTAGCTATTATGTACCCCGTAATCAGATCGGACGGTATATTATGAATACCGTTGTCGATCGCGTTGGATGTAGCGTTGAAGATTTCAAGCCTAGCATTTCTTCTGATACTATCCGTTTCACTATTACTTGTAGAGACAAGGATATTCCTACTGTTGAACAGATTTTGAAGATTTACGACATTTTGGAACGATAAGTCGGATAGCATCCGACTTATTTTATTTTAATTTTTAGATGTAAAACATCTAAAAACTAATACTTGACTTTATCCCGAATTAGAGTATAATACTAAATGTAAAGAGGAAGGACACCTCACAAACCAGAAAGGTAAAATTATGACTAAGACTGAACTTGAGAATGCTCTGCGTGAACAGTACATTGCCATCCTGTCTAATGCTCTGTCCAGTGCTTGCGATGCTGATGCTCTCGCTGTAAGCTCCAACGAGCTGGCCGTTCCCTGCGTGGACGCTGAGGGCAATGAGCGCTTTGTGGTCTTTAAGGTTTCTATCCCTCGTGGCACTCGCAACGGCAACGGCTACGACCCGTATGATGCGTATGCCGCAGCTGAAGCATACGCACTGGAAGTAGAGGAGAAGAAGGAAAAGAAGGCCGCCGCCGAAAAGAAGAAGCAGGAGAAGATTGAGCGCGATAAGCAGAAGCGCGCCGAAAAGGAAAAGGAAAAGGAAACCGCGTAAGCGGTTTCATTTTTGGTTCTTAGATGTATAACATCTAAAATATATACTTGCACAATTCCTAAAACTATGATATGATATCGGTGTTGAAAGGAGAAGGATACTCCATAAAACCAGAAAGGAATTAAAATGGAAAACACGACGATTAAGAACAATGGAATTGGTTTCTTCGGACTGCTCACTATTGCTTTCATCGTGCTTAAACTTTGCGGCGTTATCAACTGGAGTTGGGTTTGGGTTCTCGCGCCGTTGTGGATTACATGGAGCGTTGTTCTGCTGATTGCTCTTATTGTGGCAATTATCAAGATTCTTGTAGATAGGTAAAGATGCGGCCTTGCCGCATTTGATTATGATTTTTAGATGTTAAACATCTAAATTTTATTACTTGACCTTTTCCCAAAACTATGCTATTATATACTCGTTCCAAGGGAACAGAAAGAGAGAGAAAGAAAATGAGAATGATTTGGTTTGATATGGATGGAACAATCGCCGACCTGTATTCGGTAGAGAATTGGCTTCCCCGTCTGCGTGCTTTTGACCCTACGCCCTACGAAGAAGCGGCTGTCATGCTGAACATGAGCTTGCTTGCTCGGTATCTGAATAAGCTCCAAAGTTATGGCTACGGCATCGGTATCATCAGCTGGACTTCTAAGGATGGAAACGCTGAATATAATGAAGCAGTAGCAAGCGCAAAAATGGAATGGCTTCATCAGCATCTGACTTCAGTTTCATTTGATATCATGGAAATTGTAGACTATGGCACACCAAAGCAGAGTTTCCTGAAAACAGAAAAAGATATTCTGTTTGATGACAATGAAGAAATCAGAAATGATTGGACTGGCGAAGCGTATGAACCTTCTGTCATTCTGTCAGTTCTGGCGGAATTACTCCATGCGGAGTAATTCCATTTTTATTTCTTAGATGTTATACATCTAAATATTCTTCTTGCATTTTTCCCAGAACATGCTATAATACACTTGTTCCTCGGAACACAATGAAGTGGAAGGATACCACAAATCAAACCAGAAAGGTACTTATATGAATGTAATGATTATGGACACTGAAACCACTGGTCTGGACAAGCCCTTTTGCTATGATATCGGATACTGTGTGTACGACACCTGTCAGCACATGACGGTTGAGCGCAAGCACTTTGTTATTGAGCAGATTTGGCACAACCTTCCGCTGTTTGAATCAGCATACTATGCTCAGAAGCGCCCTCAGTATGTTCAGCTTATGCGCCAGCATAAAGCCACAATGGACAAGTGGGGCTATGTAATGCGTGAGATTCACCGTGATATTCAGAAGTATGGTATCACTGATGCGTATGCTTACAACTCCAATTTTGATGACAAAGTTATCTCCTTCAATTGCGACTGGTTCAAGTGTATTAATCCTTTTGATACTATCGCTATCCATGATATCTGGGGCTATGCTTCGCAATACATTACAAATACTCCACAATATCAGCACTATTGCGAGATTAATAATTACTTTACTGATACAGGCAACTACAAAGGAAGCGCAGAAGTTGTTTATAGGTATATTGCCGAAGATGATACTTTTGAAGAAGCGCATATGGGTCTGTATGATGTAGACATTGAAACCGCTATTCTGACTTATTGTATTGATACTCTCGGCGCAAAGTGGAATACTGATTATGAAGTAAAGCGCATTCTGGAACGGGTCGCGCCCAAGCCCTTCACCATTAAGTTTGATAAAGAAGTTGTGTTTAAGGGCACATATCTGAAAAAGATTACTCGCAAAGATGTTATCAACTTTACTGGTGTTGAAGAAGAATAAAAGGGGATATATCCCCTTTTTTTCTTTTATTTAATTTTAGATGTAAAACATCTAAAATAAAAAGAATGCGGATTTACTCCGCATTGAAGAACTGCCGTTCAAACTGTTTTGCGAGTGAACGATTGTTCGCATCTTTCAACCATCCAATAGCCCACTCGGTTGCGCCATATTCAGACGGAATTTTCATATACTCTTCTTGCGTTTCTACTGCGCTTCGCATCATCATGTCAAGCATTTCTGCTTCTTCATTTCCCCAGAACTCTTCGCTTGTTTTCAAATGCCCAACTTCATGTAATAGCACCAAAGTGATATTGGCAAAGCCTTTTGCGCCAGAATATCTACTTGTAAAATTTCTACGAAAAATCTTAGTGGTTTCGTCTTGTAATTCACAAATCAAATTATCTTTTGGCACTCCAATAGTCGGCTTTTTATAGTGCTTTCTTCCCGAAAATGTCGCCATAGCACAGTATTCAACATCATCTGTCAATCCGACTTTCTCACATGCCACTTCTGAAACGAACCGCCTAATCACTGTCAACCGCTTCATATTTATCACCTCATGCGTATTATATCACTTTCCAAGAAAAAAGCAATAGAATTTTTAGATGTTAAACATCTAATTTAATAATTGACTTTTTTCAAAATTATGTTATAATATACTTGTCAAAAGGAAGGAGATGACGGTATGAACATAGCAGATGCCCTTGCCGGAATTCTGATGCTTTGGGGAATTATTTGGGGTGTTTTTATTCCTGCGTTTCTTCTCCTTGTGATAGTTGGCTTTATGCTTCTTATATTTTCTTACATGTTCCTTAACGATTAACAAAAGGATGAAAGTAAATGAATAAAACTCAGCTTGAAGCTCTTCTGCGCTCTGAATATCTCAATTCTATTCAGGAACTTCTGTCCAAACAGTATGATACTGATGTACTTCCCGTAAGTGCCAATGAACTTGCTATTCCTTGCGTAGACGCAGAAGGAAACGAGAGATGGATTGTCATTAAAGTTTCCACTCCTCGTGGTACTCGTAATGGTGAGGGTGGATACATTCCTTATGATGGGTATGCCAACGCAGAACTGTATAAGGAAGAATTTGAAGAAAAGATGGCAAAGAAAAAGAAAGAAAAATAATTTCGGGATTTAATCCCGAAATATGGTTTAGATGTTATACATCTAATAATAAAAGGTTGCTCTTACGAGCAACAGGCATAGTCAAAGATAACAGGATGATGATTTTTCCAACCATAATTCTGGTTATGGCAATCGTAAATATGTTCATTAACCCAATCATATTCTGCGCCTTTAAGATACCAATCAACATCATGACTATATTTACCAATCCCATAAATACGGGGCATAATACAGAATGAATGTCCCATATATTCAATCATCGTAGGCTTAGCAAGCAGATGCGCGAAGCCGTCCCTTTCGGCAATAGCATACATACGAACTTCATCATTACAAGTACCAAAGTCATGAATATTGCGTTCAGTACCAAAATCATACTTTACAACATAGTCAGAAGTAATAAAGCACACGCGGGTCAATCCATGATCAAAACGCACACTACGACCGTGCTCCAGATTAAAACGAGCAACAGCACGCCTAAACTGATGACAACTTTCACAATCGCAAATGTAATCAAAAATCTGATGAATGAACTTTTCAGCACGGATTTCATAGCTATTTCTCATAGTTGGCACCTTCCTTTCAACACCGATAGTATATACTATTTCAAAAGAAATGTCAACTTATATTTTAGATGTTAAACATCTAAAAGTTAATGCTTGACATTTTCCTAAAATGGATTATAATATCATTGAAAGTTGAAGGAAAACAACCCAAACCAGAAAGGAAAAAATTATGGCTCAGATTTCTAAGACCGTGGTTGATCAGAATTTGCGTGAAAGAGTTTTTCAGATACTTGAAGAAGGCGATTTTGACTTATTTCAGAAAATCAATGACCGTCAGCAGGGTATCATTCTGACCGATTTGAATGGCGTCCAGCGCTATGTCCGCATCGGCGCAATCGTTGCCGAAGAGCGTGAGGACATGACTGCCGAAGAACTGATGCAGAGTGAAATCAATGCTTATCAGGCAAAGCAGGATGCCAAGGCAGAAAAGGCCAAGGCTAAGGCAGAAAAGATTGCCAAGGATAAGGCAAAGCATGCCAAGGCAAAGGAAGAGGCAGAGAATCAGCCTCTTCCTAGTGAAGTCTCGGAGTAAGAAAGGGTATAAATATGAAAAAGATATTGACTTATACAGATGATGAACTCCAGCATTTTGAAGATATTTATGATTTTCTTGACAAGATTAGAACCGAACTTGACGATGAATGCGAACTGACAAAAGAGCGTGAACAGTTGCTTGATGAAGCAATCCTCGCCGTTAAAAATGTTCAGCAAATCCTTGATGATTAAAATATAGTGAAGGAAAACACTTCAAACCAGAAAGGACTTTATTATGACTATTAGTATGAACACCGCAGACCACATGATGAGTATTGTTGCTTTTTCCGCAATCCAGAGCGCAGTTGAACTCGGAGAAGAAATTGACCTTGATGCTATTGAAGAATTCGCCCGTGATATGTTCACGCGCTATTGTGAAGTTGAAGGCATTACCGAAGTGGAAGATGAATAAAAATGGGGCTTTGCCCCATTTTTCTATTTTAGATGTTTAACATCTAATAATGCCGCTTGACAGCAACCACAACCGATGATATAATCTACCCATAAAGTGAAGGCAACACTTAAAAACCAGAAAGGAATTGATTAGATATGGCCCGTAGAGAAAATCGTTATGCTACCCTTGATTGTGAGTCCGCTACCCTCCCGTTCGCCGATGAAGTCGCCAACCATGACCCGGAAAAGAAAAAGAAGATTGCTATCGCCCGTCCGCTTATCTATGATATTGGATGGACTATCACAAATCGCAAGGGTGAACTCCTGGATAAGAAACAGTTTCTTATCGCCGAAACTTTCTCTGTCCCTGCCGTATTCAATACCGCATATTATGCGGAAAAGCGTCCAATCTATTTGAAGATGCTT